TGGTGAAACGCATTCGGTAAGAGAATTTATTGAAAAAGCCTTTGCACTAAGGGGATATGATATTACCTGGACGGGGGAAAAGGGAACCCTTGAGGAAACGGGAGTGGATAAGAATGGTATTGTTCGCATTCGGATAGATGCAAGGTATTTTCGCCCAACGGAGGTATCGTATCTTCAGGGCGATGCCACCAAAGCGGAGACGCTTCTGGGATGGAGACCAGAATACACGTTTGATGCGCTGGTGCGTGAGATGGTAGCAGCTGATACAGATACGCTTACATAAATATTATACGAAATATGTCTATAAATAAAAAATTTGAAATGCCTAAATAAAGGATATATTAGGCAAGCTACAAGAACACACACGCGCAAACGCTATGGACTCCATTACTCCCTACGAGATCTACCTGACGAATAGCTACGAGCGCATGGGCGTCTTTAGAAACTATAAGGAGGGTGGCACTTACACGGCGCCTTACGAGGGCAAGCTGCCAAATGCGCACAACTACGACCTGGGTGACATGGTTGAGTTTGAGAGCAACCTTTGGGGCTGGCAGCACGCGCAAGTGGTGAGGATTGCTCAGTGCCCTATCGTGAATGATGACTATGAGATGGAGTTCATCCTGGAGGACGGCACAATCAAGCGCGAGTATGTTGAGGGGCGCCATCTGATGTAATTGGAGGCGGCGGGCGGCACAGCGCACATAAACTTCAAAAATAGAAATAAAAACTTTTAAATTTTGTTAATGGGCACGGGCACCGGCGGCTTTAAATACATTGACGGCTCGCGCACTGGCCTCTTTGTGGTCTATGACAGGCGCGGGATATGTAGTAAGGTCTCTATATTTTTCACGCACCAATGGGTCAAACCATTTGTGTATGTCTTTTGCCGCTACTTCTTTTAATTCTGGCACCCAATGCTTAATGTATTCGGCTTCTTTGTCAAATTTATTGGATTGGATGAAAGGGTTAAAGGGCGGTCTAAAATAGGGGACGGCATCCGCGCCAGTGGAAGAGGCGAATCCCCAACCGGCCGTATTGCTATAAATATCGGCATCTACAAGGTGCGTATAATAGTATTTTAATCCCCAACGCCAATCAATTAAGAAATACTTGCTGAGCACCGAGGCACACAGCATTCGGATACGATTGTGTTGATGCCCACTCACATTTAATTCCCGCATACCCGCATCTACTAGGGGATAACCGGTAAGCCCATCTGCCCATTGTTGGAAGAGGTGCTTGTCATAAGACCAGTGGATGGCTTTGTCTAGGGCCGCATGCAACGCAGTGCCTCTTTGTAGCTCTGGGCGGAGGGCATAAATTTTCATATAAAAATCTCTAAAGACGAGCTCTCGGATGAGCCCATGGTCTTTACCGAAGAGTTTTACGATCGCCCAATACATTTCTCTGATGCTAACGGTGCCAAATTTTAAATGGGGTGACATTAGAGAGGTTTTCCCCAGGGCAGGGAAGTTACGCCCCTCTTCATAGTCTTTTAATTGGTTAAGGCGTTTTAATCCCAGTAAGCCTCTGGCTCTGCCCCCACGAATAGCGAGCGCCGGATTCTCTTGGTAAAAGGATGCCATTTTGGACAAGGGGAGCGCATGGTTGAAACTTAGGGCCGAGAAGCCCTGTTTTGTTGGTCTAGTTGTAGCTACATCTCTAATCGTATTTTCTTTTAATATTCTTTTATAAAATTGAGATAATACCATATAGGGACGTACACCCTCTAGGAGCCCATCTTTTAAAGGTAAGAGCCCATAATCTTCTTTCTGTATAAATTGAATACCACCGTGCGCCACACACCACTTACGAATGGTGGCATCTCTCTTGGTGGCATAGACGCTATAATCTTCATTGGAGTAGATGGTCTGAAAAGGGTGTTCTTTATATATCTGGGTAAGCACATCGGAATGCTCTCCATAAAAGATGTTTAAATGGCTACCTAGTTTCGCCAGTTGTTGATTAAGATCGGTAAGGGATTCACACATAAATTGCACGGCGGGTGGAGAGAAATAGGGGTTTTTAGAGGGGTTAATTTGTTCGGGTGTAAAAATGAACACGGGAATAATTTTAGCGCCCTCTTTCATGGCACTCAGCAGTGTAGTATTATCGTTTAATCGTAAATCTCTTTGAAAGAGAAAGACGGCCGTCATCTTTAATTAGTATAATTAAATAAAAATAAAAAATGACATTTTATAGTATAAACGCTAACAAGGATGGAGAGCCAGATTCTTGCACCCAAAGTAAAGTCCCGCACCAAGATGATGGCTATCTTTGATTTTGATGGGACATTGGTGCGTCCAAAGGAAGGACGACGTTTCCCCAAGGATAAAACCGATTGGGAATGGTTGCGCCCCACGGTGCCCATGAAACTCAAGGAATATGCCAAACAAAAATATCGTATGGTCATTGTCACGGATCAGTCCAAGCCCTGGAAGGTGGAGATGATTAAAGACGTAGTAGAGGCACTAAAACTAAACATTACGGTGGTAATCGGGGTGAAAGATGCGCAAAAGCCGAATCCGGCCTTGTTCCTATCCGCGTTGTCCCCTGATCTGGAAACCAGCTTTTATGTGGGGGATGCGGCTGGGCGCGCAGCGGATTGGGCAGACCGCGATATCCAATTTGCGAAAAATGTAGGCCTTAAATTCTATACACCGGAGGAGATATTTGATGAGCCACGTTCGCAGTCGCGCTCACCGACGCCGCCCGCCAAGATAGCGATTCCAGACCATAAAGAGGTGATTATTATGATTGGTTATCAGGGAAGTGGTAAATCCACAGTCATAAAAGAGCAATTTGAACCCTATGGCTATTATCGGGTAGAGGGTGACGTCTATAAAACGGCGAAAGCGATGATTAAAGAGGCGCGCAAACACCCTGGTCAATCCATTGTATTTGATGCCACCAATGGCACACGGGAGAGACGGCAAGCGTATATTGATTATGCCCGGGAGATTGGTTTCGGGGTTAGATGCGTTTGGGTCACTACACCCATTGAGGAGGCCTTGGCTCGGGTGAATAAACGGGAAAAAGAAACGGGTGTGAGAATCCCCGCCATCGCACTGTATCTCTATCGTAAGAAATTTGAGGAGCCAACTGCGGACGAATGTGAAGTGATCCAGATTTAATGCTAAATCTGCGGGGACGTTAGTCATACTTGTTTAGAATTAGCATTAAATCTACTTTAATTCCATCAGCTCTTGCCAAGAAACTTGTTTGAGGTCAATCTTCTGTAAGACCGCCAAATTGTGTGTATCTTTTTGAATAGAGTCTTTTAGTATTTTATTTTGGAAAGCATTAAGCTGTTTATCTTGTTGCTTTAGTTGTAGCGTATCTTTTTTAATGTTTTCGGTATTCGCGACGATACTCTTTTGAATTAACACGATGACTGCCTTCTTGCATTTATCCACTTTACATTTGAGTAATTCTTCCATTGCGGGGTTTTTTCGCATCATATCCAGAGTCGTATTGGCTGATAGTGCTTTTATGAATTCACCATAGCCCTTGTATTCTTTCCGACACAGTTTTTGGAGACATTTATTCGCAGTATCGTATGCTTCAACCATTTCTGTCTCTGCTTTGCTCATCTCCATGGTGCTTCTTTCTTTTATAGCCGATAAAAAGAAACCGATGCAGTGTATTAAAGCTTTCGCGTCATTATAGTATAATGCTCAACGATGCGTTTGGCGTGTTGTTTTCGTATGGACAATGAACCCACGCCCATGGATATTGATTCGCCACCAGCGGAGGAAGAGCCTAAGAAATATAAGAAGAAAAACATCCCGAAGGCGGTGAGAATGGCCGTTTGGAATTCGTATATTGGCGAACACGTAGGAAAGACTCATTGTATGGTCTGTAATATTAACGCGATTACACAGATGAATTTTCATTGTGCGCATGTCGTGGCAGAAGCGCTAGGTGGGCAAACAACGGTAGAGAATCTGCGTCCAACGTGTGCGGCATGCAATCTATCCATGGGTAAAAGAAATTTAAATGAATTTAAGAGTGCTCATTTTCAATAGCATATTTAATTAAATATGCAATAAAATATTCCGAATAAGATAGTATAAGAGATGCCTCCTAAAAAAACATATCGTCAAGTTGTTCAGCCAGACTCTGAATCTGGATATAGCAGTGCCAGTAGCGCCAGCGATATGAGTGAGAGTTCCACTTCAGGTGATACGACGGTTGATCGGACGGCACTGTGTATTCGCAATGTCGCTAATTTCAGTCGGATAAAGCCTTTCCAGATGCTGGACAAAAAGAACTTTAACCCGAAGCTACTGGATTACTACATTGACCAGTCTTCGCCCAAGTTAGCGGCTCTCTTTGAAAAGATTGCGGCACTAGATGCGTCTGACCTAAAGCGCGAAGGAAAGACCTTCAAACATATGATTTTCACAGATAACAAGAGCAGTTCCTATGGTGCCAAGATTATTGCGTCCGCATTTATTGCCAAAGGCTATAACCCTGCGTTCCATGTTCAGGGCAGCGGCTTTACGCTGTATCCCGAAGAGAAGCTGTTAGAGACCAAAGGCCATAACTTTTCTCTCTTAATGAGCAAAAGCGTCTTTGACCGTGCAATCAATGTAAAGTTCAAGAAGTCCGTTCTGGAAATGTATAACCGGCGCCCGGAGAACGTGCAAGGTGAGCTCACGCGTTTTATTATTTTGGATCAAGGATTTAAAGAGGGCATTGATTTGTTTGATGTAAAATATGTGCATCTCTTTGAACCGCTAGTGGTCCCGGCGGATCAGAAACAGGCCATTGGTCGCGGCACCCGCTTCTGTGGGCAAAGGGGTCTAGAGTTCCACCCGCGTTATGGTTGGCCGCTCTATGTCTTCCGTTACGAAGTGAATATTACACCGGAACAACGGAGAGACCTACAGGGAGCGCAAAATATGTTCAACCTCTATCTAAAATACGCGAACATTGACATCCGCAAGGTCGTCTTTGCGGCCGAATTAGAAGAGGCGTCGGTGAATGCATCGGTGGATAAAGAACTTACCAAGACAGTGCATCAATTTACCATTGAACGTCCTCCGGCTGCGTTGCGGGCAAGCACGAGTGGCGGTGTGGTGCTGCGTTCCAATGTGCCTCACCCGCCCAAAAAGCTCTTCCACAGTATTACTGCCATGAACACGCATCTCAACAAAGGCTTTAAACAATTTGCTTACCCGAAGGTGAAGCTGGAAAATCTGTGCAAGGATATGGCTGGTGGTGGTGCCCCTCAACTAGTGCAATTTACACCGACCCAGGATTTCATTCGCCATTATTTCCAACCGGAGTCGGCCTATAAGGGCATGCTGCTCTGGCATTCCGTGGGCACAGGTAAGACGTGCTCCGCTATTGCCACGGCCAGTACCAGCTTTGAGAAAGAAGGTTACACGATTCTATGGGTAACGCGCCATACTCTAAAGAGTGACATCTGGAAGAATATGTTCCAATGGGTCTGCAGTATGACCGTGCAGGAGCGCCTAAAGAACGGCACCTTAAAACTGCCCGCCAATCTCACTAACCCGAAACGCTTTGCCCCTCCGGAGTGGATGGAGCCTATCTCCTATAAACAATTCAGTAATATGTTATTGAAAAAGAACAAGATTTATGATGAAATTGTTAAGCGTAATGGAGCAAAAGACCCGCTGCGTAAGACTCTGGTCATTATAGATGAAGCCCATAAGCTCTATTCGCCCACGGTGGTCGGCAGTGAGAAGCCCCGGACAGACATTCTGGAGGAGATGATCCAGAACTCTTATAAG